GTGTGCCTTCCGATCTCTGCTCGCGGCTGATCCATAACGAGCTCGGGTTCGGCTACGCCGTGTGCACGAGGTGCTACGAGGACGAGTTCAGGGAGATGGGAGAGAACTGTGACCTTTAACGATGTCGAGTTCAAGGCGTGCTCCAGGTGCGGGGCGGAGCCCAAGGTGGGTGACGTGCGAGAGCGTTCCCTGACCAAGCCCAACGTGCTGAGCGTCAGGTGCCCCGCCTGCGGGGTGTCGAACAGCGTCGCGTGGGGAAGCATGGACCTGCCGCCGTTCCGCCAGGCGGCGGCCATGCTCGCGGACAGCTGGAACAGCCGGTGATCCGGTCGGCGGCCGAGCTGTTCCGCGCAACCGCCTGGCGCACGGTGCCCGATCTGGTGTCGGGTCCCGCCCGCCGGGCGCTCGTGCACGGTCGTGCCGACGCGCCGCGCGTGACGGCGGCGCAGATCGGGGAGACGGAGCGGAGGGCGCGGGCGCTGGAGCGCGACCGGGCCCGCGCCCTCAAGAGGTCGAGGAAGGCTAAGCGATGAGGTTGTTTGAGAGGCTACGGCGGATGCTCGCCGAGAACCGCCGCGTGCGCAAGAGCATCGCCGCGCGCCGCGCCCGCAGGTGCATGAGGTCGATGAGATGAACGTGATGTGGGACGTGCAGGAAAGGAGCTGCGCGGTCTGTGGGAGGATCTTCATCCCGCAGGCGCCCAAGGCCAAGTACTGCTCGGATGACTGCCGGCGCAAGCACGAACAGGACCGCGCGAAGGAGGTTAGGCGCAGGGGCGCCAGGCCGAAGAGCGACAAGGTCGACCGTTACCTGGCGCCCACGGGCCCGGCGCACGACGAGATCATGGCCATGCGCCGCGAGGTCGCGATGAGATATTGAGTTTCCGCAGGTAGATATATAATTAAGGCCGCTGGCGTTGGAGCGCCGGCGGCCTTTGGCAAAGACGCCTCCCGGCATCCTCTATATGGCGTAGAGCATGGTACCACGCGGGAGGTCACATGGACGCAAGGGAATATCTGGAGACTGTACGGGCCGCCCAGCGCGGCATCGACCGCCGTCTTGCGGTCATCGAGTCGATGCAGGCACGTGAGCAGGTGCGCGCCCAGCGCTACGACGCCGTGGGCAAGGGCGCGCACGGGACGGACTTCATGCGCTCGACGGATGACAGGATCGACTATGAGCGCCGCAGCGGCGCGGAGCTGTCGGAGCTGCGGCGCGAGGTGGAGCGGGGCCGCGAGCTGTGCGCGGGCGTACGCTCCGCCAACCCGGGCAAGCGCTGGGGCGACGTGCTGGAGCTGCGCTACTGCGAGGACCGTACGCTGCAGGAGATCGCGGGGACGCTGGGGGTGTCGGTGAGGTCGGTTAACTCCGACCTGTGCTCCGCCCTGGACTGGACGGACATGGTCGGGCTGGCGGCAGCCCGATCCGGTCTTGGCCGCGCTGCAGTCTGAGTCGGATATATCTCTAACGTGGCCCGCCGGCTCTGCGCCGGCGGGCTTCTCTTTGTCTGCGGACTGCACGCGATTGCGCGCCGTTGCACACAATTGCACGCGATTGCCTACGATTGCACGTGATTGCCTACAGTTGCACGCGATTGCACACAATTGCACACCGTTGCACGTTGCGATTGAGATATAACTAGGGTGTAGATTCGCAGCGCCGCCCGCGCGGCTTGCGGTTCGGGTGTGCGTGGAAGCACAGATGAGTGGCCGGGGTTCCCTTCAGCAGTTCAGGGACTCCGGCCTTTCTATTACGCTTAATTCAATAGGGGATGATGCCCGTGGTCAGCCGAGAGTGCATCGCGCGATCCGCCCGCCGCCACGACACGGTCATGGCGTGGGCGTTCCGCCGCGCCCTGGGGGTCACGGCGGCGCCCCGCCGCCGACCGGGGGGTGCCGGGGGCGTGCGCCTGGAGGCTCTGCGCTACGGGGGCATCGAGGCGTGCATGTCCAACCGAGGGCGCTCCCCGGTGGAGTGGTAGGGGATGGGCAACCCGCGCAAGGCCAACGGCGCCCGCCGCCGCCATGTCGTGCGGTGGCTCCGCTCGCAGGGCAGGCCCTGCTGGATATGTGGGCTACCCATAGACTACGGGGTGCCTGCGGGCGACCCTCGGGCCTTCGAGTGCGATGAGCTCGTCCCGGTCAGCCGCGGCGGATCGCCCTTCGACCGCGACAACGTCGCCGCCGCGCACCGCTGCTGCAACAACTGGCGCCGCGCACGCAGCGTCGCCGAGGTCTCGGCCGTCCGGTCCGCGCTCGCCGCGCGCCGCGCCGCCTGGAACTCGCCCGAGACGTTAGTCGCGCTGTGCAAGGCGCTCAAGGACAATCGCGCCACCGTTATTGGTCCCCCGTCCGTACCGGAAAAGCAGCCGCGGCAAACGACCTCATGGTAGGGAATGCGCCCCGGCGCTCGACCCCACGGGGGTCTTTTGCCGGATGGTGGCAGGCCACCATCCCGCGCCAGGGCCACAATACCCCCGAATACGCTTTTTTACGGAAGTCAAGCAAAAACAGCAGCTAAACCGAGAAAAACTAGGCGGGTGTGTACGTGAAGATACACGATATCGTCCCATATGAGCGAAACGCGCGGCACAACGCCTCCGCCGTCCCCGTGGTCGCCGACTCCATCAAGGAGTTCGGCCTGCGCGGGACCATCGGCCTGGAGAGCCGCGAGCGCCCGGTTATTGTATGGGGGCACACCCGCGTCGAGGCGTGCAGAAGCCTGGGGTGGGACGAGATTCCCGACTCCAAGATCGAGTACTGCGACGACCTGACCGACGAGCAGATCAAGGCCTTCCGCATCGCCGACAACAAGACCGGCGAGGTGGCAACCTGGAACAAGTCGATGCTTCGCGAGGAGGTCCGCAGCCTCAAGGACTTCGACATGTCGAGGTTCGGGCTGGACTTCAAGAGCAAGCGGCTCGACTACGGCCACGAGCGCCTGAGGACGGACGACGCGTACAACCTGCGCCTCGTCAGCCGGTCCGACTGCGGCCGAGACGGCATGCCCCGTATGAAGCGGTGCATGGCCAAGCCGGCGGACATGATCGGGTTCAACTACGCCAAGAGCACCCCCGAGGCCGACAAGGCCGGCCGCTGCTGCCACTTCTTCATCGACGACTACCAGTTCGAGCGCGTGTGGGCCCGCCCCGCGGCCTACCTCGAGTGCCTGCGCGGCTTCGAGTGCGTGCTCACGCCCGACTTTTCGCTCTACCTCGACATGCCAGACGCCATGCAGCGGTGGAACCGCTACCGCTCCCAGGCGCTCGGCCACTGGTGGCAGGAGCAGGGCCTCCGTGTAGTCCCGACCCTGTCGTGGGCGCAGCGCCGGAGCTTCCGCTTCGCGTTCGACGGCGTCCCGCGCCGATCGACCGTCGCCGTGTCGACCGTCGGCGTGAAGGGGGACGAGGGCGCCCTGGCCGTCTGGAGCGAGGGCATGGCGGAGGCCATGAGCCGCCTGGAGCCCGCGCGCGTGCTGCTCTACGGCGGCGACATAGGTTTCGATTTCGGCGGCTGCGAGGTCGTCGAGTACAAGGGAGGCGGTTTCCGTGGGAGGTAGGGGCTCATATTCTTACTCCGGCAATCGTTCGGCCAAGGACGGATCGATTCTGTCGGCCTACGCGGTCGCATCCCTGAACAAGGGCACTGCTGGGGGAACGACGGTGGAGTCTGCCATAGACCGCTTTCGCGAGCAGCTGATGGACAATAGGTACGAGCACTCGGCCTATATCGATGACGCGGGATATGTCCATGCGCTGGGGTCGACCGGAAAGGAAGGGTCGACCAAAGTCGCGCCGCTGTCCTCCGTCGCCCATGAAAAGGGCGTCTCGACGATTATCCATAACCATCCTCATGGCGGCTCGGACGGCCGCAAATGGGGAGGCCCGCTTTCCGGCGGCGACCTGGAATACATCGCCTCGGCCTACAACATGAGCGGAGGACGCGTCAAGAGGATCGTCGCGACGTCGAACGAGGGGACCTATTCCGCGCTCGTGACGAAAAGCGTGAGCGGCAAGGCCGTCAGGTCTGCCGTAAAGCGAGCCGATGCTACGGTCAGGGGGAGGAAATATCAGAGCGAAATCGCGATGTGGAGAGCAGTGAACAAGGCCTACACCTCGGAGTTTGCTAAAATAGGCATTGAGATCAGCTATGAGAAGCAACCGAAGAAAAGCGGGCTTCTTGTTACCCAGAAGACCGGCACCTATGCGTGATGGGGGTTGATGCCAGATGGCATATGACGTTGACTACGATTTCGAGTTTGACGAGGACGAGTTCGGCACGGCGATGATGCCCAAGGGCGTCAAGTGGCGCGGAAACCTCTGCCTGCTTCCCAACGGCAGGTACCTCCCGCCTGGAAATTACCGCACCGAAGACGGTGGCAACATCATCTACGAACCGAGCGAACTGAGCCCCTTCGCCGATATGCTCTCGCAGTTCAGATAGGCCGCGAGTATTCAGGATTTATAAGAGCCGTCCCAAGGGGCGGCTTTTTTATGCCGATTGGAGGTGGCGGATGCCCCTCGAGAAGCCCGCCGCGGTCGCCGGCGACCCCGTGAAGAGCGCCAAGTGGGACGAGCTCACGGCAGGCCGCTCGTTCACCCAGGCCGACGCGCCGACGCTCGCGCTGCTGTGCCAGATCGGAAGAGCACACGTCTGAACTCCAG